TAAACCTCACCTTACGGCTTCGGCTCCAAGGCTGGGTACTGACTGTTTGCTAAACTTTATCAGGCCGGGAGTTTCACCCGACTATATCTCTGGTGCCGAACTGGCGCTCCATCAATACTATCGTTTCAACGTGTGATAGTTAGACTAAATCCAGTGGCCTGAATAGATGTCATCAAAGCCCGTAAAACCGGGGTTTTTACGCATTTTAGCTATGCATACATTATTAAATTCAGCTTCAAGGTTGAGTGGCTAATATTGATGTCGCCTTTTATTTTTTTATAGACAACATGGATTAATTTGAATTATATCCATGCGCTCTAGAACACAATGTTTCTTTCCACCATGACTCTCTTTTAAGAATGTATTTGTCGTCCATTCTTGCATCATAGTTTTCTAAGACAGAATACTGAAAGTTCTCTTTTATATAATCAAATCCTTTACTTTGGACTAGTTCCTTTAGTTCTACATTACCTCCATGACCATTATCTACATATGATGACCAACGTTGCAGTAGCATTCCATATTGGGCAGTTGCAGATCCAACATAATGCTTACCTGTTTTTCTATCAGTAAGCAGATATACAGCTTTTTGATTCTGTAAAGCTGCAATCCAGCCAGGCCTTTGCCTGTTTATAATTGTTGCCAATTGAGAGTATGTAAGCCTTATATTCTCATACCCAGGAAAATCATCACCATCATACATTACTGGTAAAACTTCCATAATTTCCAGTTCATTCATTAGGGATTTATACGTTCTTCCCATGGAACGATTGGTGTTGTGGTATTTTATAATAGTTCGACCAAAATACTTGCTGTACTCTTCAATCTCATCGGCCTCATAACCAATATCATCAGTTACATCTATTTCCTTTGTGATTTTTTTGATAGTGGTTAGTAACCAATTATCACCGCTTAAATATAGTAAGCAGATTGCAATTTGCCCTTTACTAAAATAGCGCCTTTGATTATGCCATAAAAACCATTGGATATTAATTTTATCTGGTTCTTGTTTATATTCCTCAAGTGGATCAGTGTAACCATTATCAATATTTAGTTTTAATCTTGTTCGTTTAATATCATCTTCTGAAAGCCTTAATATATCATTGATTAAGATTTTACCCATACTATTCCTTTCTATAAAAAGTGTTATTTTCCTTTGTACTGTAATGTGTATTTTTTCGCTTCTTTTCGCCTGTAACATCAATTTCAACATTACTTCGACGCTTAATTTCTTCCTGCACAGCATTAAAGGAGCCTTCTTCGATAATTGCTTCATGTGCATTCTTCATTAAAAATTGGTCGTGATCGCCAACGTTTTTTTGTTGTTTATTTTTTGGAAAATCACTTGAATAGGTTTTACCCAATAGTACATGACCAGCATACTTTTCATTAGCTAATACTGTTTGAATTGCTCGCTTAGACCAAGTGTCTTTTCCTTGAGGGGACTTAATACTCCTACTTTCAAGTTCCTGAATAATTTTTATAATACTTAGTCCTTTCAAGTATAACTCAAAAATCAAACGAACTACTGGTGCTTGTTCTTCATCGATGATAAGTTCACCGTGTTCATTATGCTTATAACCAAAACATTTACGTGAATATAATTTGGAATTGCCCGATAAAAAGCTTTTCTTTAATCCCCATTTTATTGCTTCGCTTATTGATTCACTCTCTGCCTGAGCCATTGAAGCCAATGTAGATATTAATATATCATCACTATCTTCACTAGTCCTAAGGTTTTCTTGATAAAATATTATCTCAACGCCTTGACTTTTTAATCTAGCTACAGTTTCAAGTAAGTCCACTGTATTTCTTGCAAATCTACTGATAGTTTTTACAAGAACAATATTTATGCGGTTTTCATAACAATCCATAATCATTTCTTGAAATCCATAACGTGCTACATTTCCACCGGAGTTCTTATCGGTATAAACCTTATATAATTCCCAATCTGGATTATATGCAACATGCTGTTTTAGGGTTTTTACTTGAATTTCTAAGCTCTCATCTTGAGATTCATATGTGGTACTAACACGACAATAAATAGCTACCTTTTTACGTGGTTGACGAGTAGCTGGAATTATAGAAACCTTTGGATTTAACTTTCCATTAGTCATGTTCTCACCTTCATTCTTTAATGACATCTATCCTAGTGTGTTTGTTAGAGGATAAGATAAGTAGTCTAAATTAATTTTATACCTATTTTTATTGATTTACAAGCGTTATCTATATCACTAACTCAACCTGCCTGACATCTAATCCACAGCCTAAACTATCAAAAAACATCTAATCCGGCCACTCAATTTTAGCGACATCTAATCCGAAGCCTAAACCCTTATAAACACTAGCTTTGATATGTTTCCTTATAGTAGATTTTATCATAAATCTGCTTGCAATTATTAAGTAGTAAATTCGCAAAAAGCCCTTATATCAAGGGCTTTCAGGCTTGTTATTTTTCTGTTCTTGTTATCAATACTACCGTCTCGACATCGTTTTCATTGATTAACCGAATTGCTCCGTCCGACGTATCATAACTGATGGGAAATTTGAAGTCGATGTGTTTCAAGATTCTTCCGTCTGACGTGCGCTCCGGATAAAGGTCTATTTTCTCAATCAGAGCGTGATAAAATTCTTTCTTCTCAAGATCAGACATTTGATTATATAGTTTATCATAATTCGTCAGCATTATAAAGAGCTGCTGCGCCGTGACCTGTGAATTGGTTACCCCGTTCATCCTACTCTTTATATCCTCGATCGCTTCCCTCAGTTCATCCATCTTATCGTACAGAGCATCAAGCCTGTCCTGCATATCCTGATACTTTCTGTTATAATGCCTGTCATTTATATCAAGCCTGTCCATCTGCTCCGCCAGCTTCCTTTTGGCTCCTTCAATCTGACGCAACTGTTCCTGCAGATTTGACCGCTCCGCTTCAAGATTACTTACATCGATTTTCTCATTGACCTTACCCAAGATAAACTCCCTGAAGTTTTTATCATTCACCATGTCCAGAATGATCCGTTCAACTTCTTCATTAAGCGAATTCTGGCTGATAGACGGCCGGAAATTACAGAAATGCTCTTTGTCTATCTTTCTGCGATGAAGACAGAAATAATAGAAATTGTCCTTATATTCTCCGGTTTTCTTGTTCGTCCTACGATGAACCTGGCCAACAAGTCCAGCCCCGCAGACAGGGCATTTTGCGATGCCTGATAAGATATGCTCATGATCCAGACTATGAGTCTTATTCCATTTCACTCCGGTTTCCTGACGTTTTTTCCTTGCGGCTTCCCACAGTTCTTCTCCTATGATTTCATCATGCTGTCCGTCCGACAAAAGATAATCATCCATACCAACCCTGTGGTACTGATCCCTTGTCCCCTTGACCTTCTCGTTCGCAGTCCTGCCGTAAGCGATCTTTCCAAGATAAACCGGATTATCCAGCACCTTCAATATAAGTCCTCTTGTGAAATAGCCCAGTTCAAAATCTCTGCTCCGATTCTTTACATATCCGTGCTCATTCAAATAATTGGCTATAGAATCGGCTCCCATATTGCTGTGAACGAACTCGTCATAGATTCCTTTTACGATTTCGGCCTCATCGGGATCTACAACAAGGATACCTTTCTCCTTGTCCAGCCTGTATCCGAACGGTGCTAATCCGCCATTCCACTTGCCCTCTCTCGCTTTCTGTTTTCGACCTTCCATCGTCTGCACCAGAATGTTCTCACGCTCGATCTCGGCCACTGCAGAAAGCACCGTGATTGTAAGCTTACCTGAATCCTTGGAAGAATCAATGCCATCTTCAACACAAATCAGATTCACGCCGAAGTCCTGTATCTGCTGAAGAGAATTCAGCACGTCAGCCGCATTTCTGCCAAAACGTGAGAGTTTGAAGACCAGGATATAATCTACATCGTCACGCTCATCAGCAACATCCTGAAGCATCTGTGTAAATTCAGGCCGACCCGTGATACTCTTGCCGGACTTGCCTGCGTCACAGTATTCACGGACGATATCCATGCCCTGATAATCCGCAAACTTTGTCAGCCTGTCTTTCTGCGCCTCAAGGCTGTACCCCTCCACCTGCATCTCCGTAGAAACGCGGATGTATGTATAGCATTTAGGTTTCTTGTTCTTTCTTTTCGTCATGGCTTCTCGTCCTCCTTATATTCCGTCTTCTGATCGAGCACGTCATAATACTTGAGTGCTTCCAGGATCATCTTTTCTTTTTCCTGTGTGCAGTGCGGAATCCTTGATTTCGGTTCCGCAGGTTTGTTGTATGCCGTTCCTATCTCCAGACCGTATTTTCTCTTGATCTGAGCTATGTTCAGTGTTGATACATGAACTCCAAACTGTTCAAACACGAACTCCCTGAGAGCCTTGTATGTTGCCTTGCGAACAATGACCTTCCTTCTTCCGTCAGGCATGCTCTTCATCACGATGCCGCCCTTTTCCGGAAGCTTAACGTCAATACCGGAACAATCCAGTTCAAAGCTGATTGTCCCGCTTCCGGAAGCAGTGCCTTTCATCTCTTTGCCATTAAAAGCAAGGGGAAACCTGAATGAAATGCTTTTTATAATCCTCCCGTCCGGGCGTTCCTCAGGAAATATATCTATCCGCTCAATGAAGGAACTGCAAAGTTCCTTTTTCTCTTCCGGTGACATCTTGCTGAGCATGTGCCGGACCTTATCAAGGTAATCATTCACCTGCATGCGGGAATCTGATTTCCTGTTCAAAGAAGCCAGCCTTTCCCGTGTTTCCTCAATCTCATTTTCAAGTTCATCAATCCGATCATAGGCTTCATCCAGTTTGTCAGAGACCTGACTGTATTTCTTGTCGTAGTCAGCCTTCAGCGGATTGAGCCCATCAAGTTTTTCCCCGAGCCTGTTCTTGCTGATTTCAGCGTCCCTGAGATTCGACCGGAGTCTTTTCAGCTTATTCTCAACGGCTTCGACAGAACCAAAATCGCCGATTGCCGTTTTCATTGCCTCCTTGAATTCACTGTAGACCTGCAGATTAGATATAATATGGAACACAAGGCCGTCCACTATCTCCGTATTGAGCCTTCTTGAGAAAGAGCATGTCCTCCCGTTCTGCCTTGTGTTGTTTCTGCATGAATAGTAATAGATCGTCCTGTAGTATCCGTCTCCGGCAAGGTTCTTGGTCTTGCTGAAAGAACCGGTGAGATTACCGCCGCAGATTGGGCATTTCAGAAGACCTGTGAGGACATAGGTTGTTGCCTTTGGCACAGACTTTTTATACCTCTCAGCCAATCGGGTACGCTTATCATGTACCCTGTCCCAGACCTCTTCCGTCACCAGTGCCTCATGGTCCCCGGGTACAGTAATGACTGATGCCGGGTCGCATTTTATTGTCTTCCCGCTATGATCTTTCTTATTTGTCCTGCGGTTGTAGCAAATTCTTCCACAATAAAACGGATTATCAACTACCCTTGCCACGAAATCATACGTAAACGGCCGAGTCCCTTCATTCTGCATATCCCTTCGCAGATATTTGCTTTCATTCAGCGCATTCGCAACAGAAGAAGCCGTGCTTTCTGCCTGACCGTACAGTTCGAAGACCTTCCTGATGACTTCCGCTTCATAGGCATCCGGGACAAGCTTATGGTCTATGTTCCTGTACCCATATGGGAAGCTGCCTCCGCTCCAGCCGCCGCTCATGGCCTTCTGAAGCTTTCCGGACATGAACTGGACCGTTATGTTTTCGCGCTCCATTTCAGCTACTGCAGATAGGATAGCAAGCGTCAGCCTGCCTCCCTGAGTGGATGAATCAATTGACTCATTAACGCTGACAAGATCTATTCCGTAATCGGTAAGCGTCTGAATGGATCTCAGTATGTCGGCTGCGTTCCTGCCGAACCGCGAAAGCTTGTAGACCAGGACAAAAGAGACTTCATCCTTCTGAGTAATGATGTCTTCCATCATCTGACGGAATGCAGGACGCCCTTTGATGTTCTTACCAGACTTACCGGCATCACAATAATCGCCGACGATTTTCAGCTCCCTGTATGCAGCATATTCCCTGATGACTTCCTGCTGAGCTTCAAGGCTGTATCCTTCTGTCTGCGCCGCCGTGGAGACTCTGATGTATATGTAACAGTTCTTTATAACCCTCAACCTCCTTTTCATAAGTGGTTAATCAATGTAACAACGTCGGGTTTCCCCACGCTTAATATGTCGTGAATGGCCGGAAAAGTCAGCGCCTTAAGCCCGTTTACACAGAAAAAAATCCGCCGGCATCAAAACAATTCAGCCGACGGACCTTTCCTGTTCATTCCTTTGCCTGTTTGGCGTTTCCAGCCTTCTCGGCCTCAATCTCCGCCAGCACTTCCTTGCCGTATTTCTCGATCATCCGCGCCATGAACTCAGCGCACCTCTCCATGTTCAGCTTTGCATCCCTGTCCATGGGAGGCATTGAGATCTCCACTCCATCTTTCATAAACGTCGTCATAAAAAGGCACCTCCTACCAGGTAGCCTTGGCAGGAGGTGAAATCTGACGTTTTACTCAATCCTTTTTATAGAAATCACAGACATATCCGTCTGCCCTCAAGATCAATCCGTCCGCCCATGACGGCACCCTTGCCATCTGTTCACAGACAGCTTCCAGGCTCATTCTCGGATCTCCTTCAATGATCAGCTCATCATGCACATGGGCGACAATGCTGCAGTTCCTAAATGTCTTCATCGAGTTCATGAGTATGTCTCTGGCCGTCCCCTGGACAATGTTCTCCACAAACTTCGGACCGTAGCTCTCGATGCGCTCCCATTTCTTCGTATTTCCGACACCTTCATAGGTGACAGACTCCCCGCCGAAGCGGTTCTCACCAATACGCGGTTTTACATAGGAAAGCATTCTGCCGGAAGGAAGGAGGATGAAAAGCATCCCGCTCCTGCAGAAGAACCTGATTCCCCTGACTTCCTTCATCTGCCTTTCCTTAAGCGCTCTCTTGACCGCGTTATCAACATCCCACCAGAAACGGACGATATGGGGGTTCGACTCCCGCCAGGCATTGACCAGCGGCTTGAGTTCCTCTTCGGCAAGGCCCATGTCAAGCGCGCCCATTGATTTCAGTGCTCCGACAGACCCACCGTAACCCAGCGCCAGTTCCGCGATCTTGCCTTTCTGACGGAGATGCCCGTTCACACCATGCTTCTCGACCGGTACCTTGAACATCTGGCTTGCAGATGCGCAGTAAATATCCCCGCCGTCCACAAATACCTTTGTCCTCCAATCCTCTCCGGCAAACCATGCGATGACCCTCGCCTCGATTGCGGAGAAGTCCGCCACAAAGAACTTTTTACCTTCTGCCGGGATAAAGGCCGTCCTGATCAGCTGCGAGAGCGTATCCGATATATCGTCATAAAGCATGTCCAGAGTCTCAAAGTCCCCATTCCGGACAAGCTCCCTTGCCGCCACAAGGTCCTCCATATGGTTCTGCGGAAGGTTCTGCAACTGTACAAGCCTTCCGGCAAATCGACCCGTCCTGTTGGCACCGTAAAACTGGAACATCCCGCGGCACCTTTCATCCTCACATGCAGCATTCTCCATAGCCTGGTACTTCTTTACCGATGACTTTGCCAGCTGAAGTCGCAGCGACAGCGCTTCCGATACATCCCCGTCCATCTCGCCGATCATAGCTGAAACAGCCCTCTTCCCGAGAGTGTCGGTTTCCACTCCGTTCTCAGATAGCCATTCCTTCATCTGCACAACGCTGTTCGGGTTATCAAGGTCAGTGAGATCCTTCATCGCTGCGGTCAGCCTGTCCCTTGTGATACTGTCTAGGGCGATGGCCTGCCGGACAAGCTGCTTGTCCACCCTGATGCCCCTGTCGTTGATCTCCTGATCCAGATGGTATTCATCCCATACGTCCTCCGGCACCGGGAACTTCGTCAGCCTCTGACGGATCTGCATCTCGGCTTCCACATCACGGATGTTATAAGACTTGTAACGATCCCACTTCTCCATGTCATGCTCCGGCAGGTTCCTTGTACGTCCTCCATTCGCCTTGGTCGGATTGCAGGGGACAGAGAAGTACCTGATCAGGTCCTTTCCCTCGGCCAGCTTCTGCTTTTCAAGACCGAGGACCGCCCCGCTACCTTCCAGTGACAGCGGCAGCCCCATATAGGCAGACCACACCATAACGCATCTCCATGACTCTGGATCAAGGAACCTTTCCGTACTCACGCCAAGATCCGCGAGATACCTGGACAGGCATACGCGTTCGAACTGCGCATTGAACGCCCACTTCGTCACAGAATCATCCGTCAGGGCATCCAGCACCTTCTGAGGAAGCTTTTCGCCGCATGTAAGGTCTATGGTCTTCACGTCACCGCGGTCTGCACTGTATCCGAAGAGGAGGATCTGAAAGTCCCCGCTTTCCGCATACTTATACACACCGCATTTCGGCAGGCTGACGGAAGAATATGTCTCAATATCGATTTCCAGATTATTCATGCTGTCCTCCATAAAAAACAGGGCGGCAGAGGGAATATATCCATGCCGCCCCGGTAAGCTGAAACCCAGCTTATTTAATGTATTCCTTCATGCGCTGCTCATGATACTCGGCATCGCGCCTTGCAGACTCTTCCTCGCGCCTCTCACGCTTGTGATCGTTGATGATGGTCTGAATCCCGACCGCCACCCATGAGAGTACCGAAAGGGAAAAGCACCCGAGAAGGATATCGACAAGCGCTTCCGTCAGCGCACTTACTGTTGTTCCATCCATGCCGGCGCCTCCTTATGCGAGAAAGTCATCGTCTTCAAGCGTTGCGAAGTCATCTGCGGCATTGGTTCTTCCGCCGAGAGGCTCACCGTCACGGACCTTCTGGATATTGCCGAGGCCGCAGGCGACGCCCTTGTTTCCGTTGCTGTTGAAGGCATAGAAATTCAGTGAGACCCTTGCATAGCACCCGCTGTAGACTTCGCTCCTGTCCAGGATGGGTTTGACCGCGCGATCAACAATCTGCGGAGCGGTGTTGGAATTGGCATTGATGAACCAGTGCCCCTTGTAGGCCTCGTCGTCACGTTCCACATCGCCGTCCCTGAGGGGAAGCTTGATTGCAGTCTTGTTCGGCTTCTTTCCGCCGAACTTGGAGATGTCCTCTTCTATAGCCGCATCGATTGCGGCATTGACGGCGTTGACTGTAGCCGTATCGGTCTTGGGGATGAGAACGGAAACGGAATACTTCTCAGCGCTCCCGTTGATGGATGCCGGCTCCCAGCCGTGGAAATAGGACAGTCTGGTGTCCGTGCCCGTGATAACCTTGGTCTTGCTGTTATTATTGTTTGCCATTTTACATTTCCTCCTTGATTTCGTTAAATTCGTTTATGGCATTCGTGACATTCATTGCCGGCCGCTTATCCGTCACGGGAACAAGCGTCGGTTTTCCAAGCGGTTTGTAGACGAGGCCGCCAAGCACCTCCTCAAACTTTGTCTTGCCCATCAGCTTCTGCATCTCCGTCAGAGTGATGAGAGAACTGCGATAGATATCCTTGTATCCGGCATCCTCCGCCGCTTTCGCAACTGCTTCGTCATCCTTGTACTTCCTGACCGAACGGCCTTCGACCACCTTGAATCCGGTCCACTCCTTGCCGTGGTTTACGGCAGCGTCAGTGGCATATGCCGTGATCTCATTCGCCCATTTGATCAGGTCGGGGAGTATAGCCAGGATCTCTTCGATCTCCGCGTCTGTCAGGAGCGGCGGAAGCCTGAACTCC